ACCGCTTCCGCCGGTTGATAGTTTTGCTGATGCACAGAGTTATGCCGAGGCTATGGCAGAACAGAAGGCACAGGAACTGTTGGCCCGCCGGGACGCGGTACAGCAGCAAACGGCTGTTCTGGACGCCTACCACGACCGTGAGGAAGAGGCGAGGACCAAGTACGACGACTTTGAACAGGTCGCGTACAACCCCAACCTCCGCGTCACGGACGCCATGGCCCAGACGATCCAGGCTTCTGACATTGGCCCCGACGTAATCTATTACCTCGGCACCAACCCGAAAGAGTCTGATCGTATCGCCCGTCTGCCTGTTCTGCTTCAGGCTAAAGAGATTGGCAGACTGGAGGCAAAACTTGTCTCCGACCCGCCGGTCAAGCGCACATCCACCGCCCCGGCGCCGATTGCTCCGGTGACTGCTCGGACCTCTGGGTCTAACTCGTACGACACCACAGACCCGCGTTCCATCAAGTCGATGAGTACGTCGGAGTGGATCGAAGCCGAGCGGCAGCGCCAGATCAGGAAGTACGAGGCAGCTAACCGCCGCTGATTGCCCATAGGAGGCATCCATGTCGAATTCGCTTCTTACCATCGATATGATCACCAGAAAGGCTCTGGAGATCTTCGAGAACAACCTGGTCCTGACGCGCAACGTCAACCGCCAGTACGACAACAGCTTCGCCGTCGAAGGCGCCAAGATCGGCTCCACCCTCCGCATCCGCCTGCCTGACCGCGCGCTGGTGACTGACGGTGCCGCTCTTCAGGTGCAGGACGACAACGAGCAGTTCACGACCCTGACCGTGTCCAGCCAGAAGCACATCGGCGTCAACTTCACGTCAGCAGAACTGACGATGCAGTTGGACGATTTCGCCGAGCGCGTGCTGAAGCCCCGTATTTCGCAGCTTGCCAGCAGCGTCGATAACGACGTGGCAAGCGCGTACAAGGGTATTGCCAACACGGTCGGCACCCCCGGCACGACCCCCAGCACCTCGCTTGTCCTGCTTCAGGGCCAGCAGAAGCTGAACGAGTTTGCCGTCCCCATGGACCCCCGCTACGCCACCGTCAACCCGGCCGCCAACGCCGGTCTTGTCGAGGGCCTAAAGGGTCTGTTCAACCCGACCGACACCATCAGCCGCCAGTTCAAGCAGGGCCTGATGGGCCAAGGCGTGTTGGGCTACAATGAGATTGCAATGTCGCAGTCCATCGTAAATCACACGACCGGCTCGCGTTCCACGTCGGACACGATCCTCGTCAACGGCGCGATCAGCACGCAGGGCGCGACCACCATCGCTCTCGATGGCGGCACGGCTTCTGCCACGATCAAGCAGGGTGACGTATTCACCATTGCCAATGTGTACGCGGTCAACCCGCAGACCCGTCAGTCCACGGGTTCGCTCCAGCAGTTCGTTGCCACGGCTGACGCCACGGCATCGTCTGGCGCTTGGGCGACTGTGTCGATCTCCCCGGCGATCTACACCCCGACCAACGCCCTGGCTACCGTGGACTCGTTCCCGGCGGACAACGCAGCGGTCACCTTCGTTGGTTCCGCTTCGACCCAGTACCCGCAGAACCTGATCTATCAGAAGGACGCAATCGCGTTCGCCACGGCGGATCTTCTGCTCCCCAACGGTGTGGACATGGCCTCGCGTCAGGTTCACAACGGCATCAGCCTTCGCATTGTGCGTCAGTACGACATCAACAATGACCGTATGCCCTGCCGTATCGACGTTCTCTACGGCTTTAGCGTAATCCGCGCTGCTGCCGCTGTCCGCCTCTGGGGCTAATCCCATTTTAGGAAAGGTACTACTATGGCTCTCCCCTCTGTAGGCGGCGGTTACCAGATCAATGACGGTAACCTGAATGAAGTGACGCTTGGTGACGTTGGCACCGTTGCCACCGCCACTGCCACTGCCACCCTGACTGTCGCGCAGATCACTGCCGGCATCCTCTCGGCCAACCCCAGCACGACCGCCGCCAGCTACACGCTGCCGACCGGCACGCTGATCGACGCCACGCTGACCAACGCCAAGGTCGGCAGCACGTTCGATCTCGTCATCGTCAACCTGGGCACGTCCACCGGCGATATCACAATCGTCGCAGGCACGGGCATTACCCTCGCCGGTTCTGCCACGGTTACTGACGGCACGTCGGCTCAGGTTCGTTTTGTCCGTACGGGCGAGGCGACCTACACGATGTACCGCATCGCCTGATATGGCTGGGGGCGGCTTGCGCCGCCCCCACTCATCCGGCCGGAGAACAACATGCCCATTTACCTTCGCCATCCCAAGCACGGCACCAAGGTCGCCACCATGGAGATGGAAGCCGCGTACGACGAGCAAAATGGCTGGCAACGCTTCGACCCCGCTGTCGAAGAAGAAACTGTCGAAGATCCGGCAGAAAATGCTATCGTGAAGACGCGCAAGCGCCGCACCACAACCCCCGAGGTCTGATATGGCAACCACTGCCGGCGACATCATCAACGGCTCCCTGCGGCTGCTGGGCGTGCTGGCAGAGGATGAGACGCCGTCAGCAGCTACGTCGCAGGACGCGCTGTTCGCCATGAACCAGATGATTGATAGCTGGGGCACCGAGAAACTGGCGACGTTCACCACGCTGGATCAGGTCTTCTCGTGGGCGCCGGGCTTTAGCAACCGCTCTCTTGGCCCAACCGGCGACTTTGTAGGTATCCGGCCCGTCCTGATGGACGACGCCACCTACTTCATCGATCCGGCCAATGGCATTTCGTTCGGCATCAAGCTGGTCAATCAGCAGCAGTACAACGGCATTGCGGTCAAGACGGTTACCAGCACCTACCCACAGGTGATGTGGGTACGTCCTGACTATCCTGACGTCGAGATGTACATCTACCCGGTGCCCACCAAGGTGCTGGAATGGCATTTTATCTCGGCGGCGGCTTTGGACCAGCCGGCTACCCTCGCCACCGACATTCTGTTTCCGCCAGGCTATCTGCGCGCGTTCCGCTACAATCTGGCCTGCGAGTTTGCGCCAGAGTTTGGCGTCGAGCCGTCGCTTCAGGTCAAGCGCATTGCCATGACGTCAAAGCGCAATCTGAAGCGCATCAATAACCCTGACGACATCATGTCGCTGCCGTACAGCATCGTAGGCACCCGCCAGCGGTTCAACATTTTTGCCGGGAATTACTGATGGCAAACGTAAAGATCTCTGCCCTTCCGGTAGCCACGGCAGCGCAAGTAACGGATCTGCTGGCTATCGTGCAGGGCGGCACGACCAAGCAGTTGACCAACGCGTTGCTGTTTACCAGCGCCACGCTGGTGACCCCGGCGCTTGGCACGCCGACATCCGGTACGCTGACCAACTGCACCGGGCTGCCCATCTCGACGGGCGTGTCTGGTCTAGCCGCTGGCGCGTCTGATTTCTTGATCACGCCATCGTCAGCCAACCTTCGCGCCATGCTGACTGACGAGACGGGCACTGGATCAGCGGTGTTCGCCACGTCTCCAGTCTTCAGCGGCATGTTCCGCATACCGTATGCATCGATTGCAGCGACCGGCTCCACACAGGCGACTGCCGCTGCGCTTACCGCTGGCTTCACTCTTGTGAGCGGCGGCGCGGCGGCTACGGGCGTCATCCTGCCTTCGACAACCACGCTGGGTAACGGTGCCATATGCGCCGTATACAACTTCAACGCTACAGCCATAAACGTGTACCCGGCGACTGGAGAAGCGGTTAATAACCTATCCAGCAACACAGCGGTGTCTCTCCCCACCACGACTAGCTCCATCTTTATAGCCGGCCCTGCGCGTTGGTCTGGCTTCCCGCGCGTGCCGTCGTAATCGCCATGAAGACGCCTATCCTCGGTTCCTCCTACGTCGCTCGCAGCGTCAACGCTGCGGACAACCGCATGGTCAACCTCTTCCCCGAGATCGTCCCCGAGGGCGGCAAGGAGCCGGCGTTCCTCAACCGAGCGCCAGGGTTGCGCTTTCTGCTGTCTGCCGGCACCGGCCCCATCAGGGGGCTGTGGCAGCTTGGCGGCTACATGTTTGCCGTCTCAGGCAGCCAGTTGTACCGGATCGACACCTCGTACACCGCAACCCCTGTAGGCTTTATTGATAACACCGGCCCGGTGTCCATGGTGGACAACGGCACGCAGATCTTCATCGCCTGCAATGGCCCCAGCTACATCTACGACGTCAGCACGCTGACGCTCACGCAGATCACCGACCCTGACTTTCCTGGTGCGGTGACGGTCGGGTATCTCGATGGGTATTTTGTCTTCAACGAACCTAACAGCCAGAAGGTCTGGGTAACGGCGCTGTTGGACGGCACCGACATCGACGCGCTGTCTTTTGCCAGCGCGGAAGGCTCGCCTGACGGGCTGGTGGCGCTGATCGTGGACCACCGCGAGGCGTGGCTGTTTGGCACCAACTCGGTCGAGGTCTGGTACGACGCGGGCGAGATCGGGTTCCCGCTGGCGCGCATACAAGGTGCGTTCAACGAAATCGGCTGCATCGCGCCCTATTCGGTTGCCAAACTGGACAATGGCGTATTCTGGCTGGGCGCCGACGCGCGCGGCAAGGGCATCGTCTACCGCTCCAATGGCTACACCGGCACCCGCATCTCGACCCATGCGGTCGAGTGGCAGATCCAGAATTACGACACGCTGGCCGACGCCACGGCGTACACCTACCAGCAAGACGGCCATGCTTTCTATGTGCTGAACTTCCCCACGGGCAACACAACGTGGGTGTATGATGTCGCTACTCAGGCTTGGCATGAGCGGGCGTACTGGGACAATGGCGAGTATACGAGGCATCTGGCCGACAACCAGGTGTTCTACAACAACACCACTGTTGTTGGGAGTTGGTTGACGGGCGACATCTATGCGTTTGATCTGGAGTATTACGCCGACAACGAAACGGTACAGCGGTGGCTGCGGTCTTGGCGCGCGCTTGGGCCAAACCAGAACAACCTGAAGCGCACGCGGCATGATCTGCTGCAACTCGACTGCGAAGTTGGTGTTGGCCTTTCGGGGCTGGACATCGACACAATCTATCTTGCCACCGAGGCCGACGACCCGTTGCTGGCCGAGAACGACGATTTCCTGATTGTAAAGCAAGGCACAAACGTAGGCGAAATCCCGCAGGCCATGTTGCGCTGGTCGGACGACGGCGGGCATACCTGGAGCAATTCGCACTGGCGCAGCATGGGTCCGATTGGCGCGTCGTCTACTCGTGTCATGTGGCGCCGGCTGGGTATGACCCAGAAGACCCGCGACCGTGTGTATGAGGTGTCAGGCACTGATCCGGTCAAGATTGCCATTGTCGCCGCTGAACTAACTATCTCGCCCACCAATGCCTAATATCTCCAATATCCCTTCTGC